CAGCTGCGGTAGTTCCGTTAAACCCACGTTCTACAGTTAATGTTTTTGTTACCGTATCAGCAGCCCAAATATAAAACACTTCGGATTCAATTTCAAAAATCTGCCCAGCGCGCAACCCCTCAAGGGCGTACGTGCAAACAATACTAGTAGCAGAACTGTTTACGGTAGAGGCCAGCTTGTTGCGAGCCTCCACCGTTCCAGATAAAAGCTGTCGCAACGCTTTGTTAATAACCGTTGCTGCAGTTGTCATTACTTCTTTTTCTTGGCTTTCATCTTCATCTTCATCTTCATCTTTTCTTTCTTAGCCATTGCCATACCTTTTGGGGTGTAAGCAAATTCTTTTTTTCCTACTTTTGGCATTACTTGCCTTTCTTGTTCTTGTTTCGCGCGGATATTGCTTTAGCCTTAGACCGTGCATCCGCCTTAGACGAAGCACCCCAAGCCTGTAAAGATAATAGCAGTCTTGTTGGTTTACCTTTTTTATCTCTTTCAGGTCCTGGTGCATTACCCATGCGTGCAAGAAACGATGCACGGCGTGGATTGTCTCCCGCTTTAACTGGGGCTTTCAAAGTTCCACCCTTGTACGAGGCTCGACCTTTTGCATTGAGCCCACCCGCAGGATTTTTTCCTTCTTTGCGCTGCCATGCTGGTGATTTCATTAACGATACCTCTTTGTTTTTTGTGCAATATTTTTAGGTTGCTTTACAAATTGCTTTCCTTTTTTGTTTCCTTCTGCTTTGGTTTTGTTGGTTGCAGCTTTCTCTGCTGGACTTAACGAAGCCCATGCAGCAGAAGGCAGATACCGTTTCTTACCCTTAGATGGTTTGCCGTCAGACGTACGCCATTTCTGTGCTGTCCAATTCTTTAACGACTTTTGAGATTTAGCTAATGCCATTACTTGTAACCACCACCAGCTTTTTTATATTGAACCGCAAGTAGCTGGGCTTTGCGTGCAGACCATTCACCAGGATCTCCACCTTTACTACCAGCTTTGATTTTATTAAACAAACGTTTACGCATCTCAGGTTTGGTGTAGTTCCCTGCTTCGTTTACCTTTGATTTTTTTGCTTTCATTTAATACCTATCCCCGTCTCAACTTGCCATTTATGTTCTGCTTTTTTTTCAACTTCAGCTGCACCGTCAATTCGTTTTGGTTGCAAACCTTCTCTTCTCAAACGCTTATAAGCTGGCATATCTTTTTGCCAGTTGCGCTCTACTTTGTTTGTTTGCTCTACTTCCTTCCCACGCGTAGTGGTGCTGTTAGTACCCATGCGTATATTTGCAACACGACAACCAAAGCAACCATCAACATCTAAAGTTGGATGTGTCTCTGCATGCTTCATGTTATGTTTGCTCCATACCCAGCTGCTGTTAGGTTTGCTACTTCTTCATCCGTTAATGGAATTACGTGTGAACCAAGATAAACCTTAACTACCGTGCCGTCTCTTGGATCATTAATTGTATACGAACCATCCTGTAGTTCAAAGAGATTCTCCACTCTGATGCCGTTAGGTAGACGAGCAAACAATCGTTTACGTGGTTGCCAGCTAATCTCTGAGTACCCTTCGACGAAAGCAAAGTTTGTAGTTTGTGGAACCCTAAACATGCGAGACTTAACCCATGTAGCGTTTTGACTTACGGCACCGACACCAGAGCCTGTAGCTGTTCTAGGAAGCGATTCTATTGCGGTGGCTGTCTGGGTACCAACACCTGATCCTGTCGCCGTACGGAGCGCTACAACGATTCTGGTAGCAGCCTGTGTGCCAAGACCAGACCCTGTTGCTGTTCTTGGTAGAAGTTCTATCGCTGTAGCTGTTCCAATACCAAGTCCACTACCTGTGGCGTTCCTTACTAAACCACGAATAAATACTGTTGAAGAAGTTCCAGTACCGCTACCCGTTGCTGATCTAAAAAGAGACAAAAATGGATCTGCGTCACCAGAACCCGTGCCAGATCCTGTGGCGGTGCGAGCCAAAACTTCTTTGGTTGTGCTTGTTGATTCACCTGCTGTACCACTACCTGTAGCAGTACGGATAACTATAAGTAATTTAGTTGCTGTTTCTGTGCCAAGACCAGAACCAGTAGCAGTTCTTGCATATACTGCAGGACCTAAGTAGTAACGACCACCAGTTAAATATGGGAACGAATAGTCAGTTAACCCAGTAAGACGTAACTGGTTAGAACCAGAAGTTATTGCGCTATCAGCGCCAACACCAGACCCTGTAGCTGTACGTAATACTATTCGTACCCCAGAAGCCGACTCGGTTCCAGTTCCTGAACCAGTACCAAGTTTTGCTTTTGTTGTAAACGCAATTACAGTTTCTGTACCAAGACCAGAACCGTTAGCAGCTGTTTGTTTTATTGGTGCACCTACATAATAAGCACCACCAGTTAAATATGGGAACGAATAATCGGTTAATTTACCAATACGTAGTTGAGTAGGTCCCGAAACAGTTACTTCGGTGCCAACACCAGATCCTGTAGCGGTACGTAGTACTACACGTACACCATAAGCTAATTCGGTTCCAGTTCCCGACCCAGTACCAGACTTTGCTTTTATTACAAGTTTATTTGCAGTCTCTGTACCAATACCAGAACCAGTAGCAGTTAATTGAAATATTAACGCACCAATGTATAAACCCGTGGCGGGTTTATACGGTGATGAATATTTTGTAAGTGTGCCCTGAAAAGCAGCCATAGGGTTTACCCCCTACGACTAATCGAGAGACAGGGTTAGTGTAGTAATTTGGAAAGTATCGCCAGCAGTTACAGCAGCCGATGCTGACAATGCACCAGTCCACAAAGCATTACCTGCGGTTGACGCATCCCACAACGACCAATGTGTATAAGTTTCTGTAGTAGAAACGTTAGTCCACTCAATAGTTGCGCTAGTTGCGATAGAGCCAGATGCAGCAGTAGCCCAAGCAGCAGATTTGCGTGTTGCTTCTGTAGCAGCATTTGATGTTGCTGCCTCACCAGGATCACCAGTATGCAACTTTACATAAACTGTTGTTGGCATAGTCCAAGCAGTTTTGCCTGTGGTATGTTCCAGAATTTTTAGTTCAGCATAATTAGAAATTGACATAAGAACCTTTCAACAAAAAGAGTATAGCAAAACCCCCCGCCCAGATGAGGAAGGGCGGAGGGCTTTGACTAATTATTAGACGGCGTTTGCACCGATGCTTGAAGCCGATTCGATTCGACGAAGCGAAGCCTCGCGGAAGCGACCGTAGCCACCAAGCCAGTACCAACCGAGTGGTTGCAGACGCATCAAGATATCTGTGACATTGCCACGGACAATCTTCGGTGTTGCGCCATTGCCATCTTGTGTGCTGAACGCCTTAGCAAGAGCCTGACGACCCATGATAAGAGTTGCATACGAGTCTCCCGTACCAGTTGCACCTGCGCCGTTAAAAGCGTTAGTGAATACTTTGGCGCGTGGGGTCTCGATAAATCGTACCGATTCAAAGAGGCCAATTTCGCCATTGTAAATGCCTTCTGGGTTTACGTAGTTAGCTGGCGTACGCCACGATGCTACGTCGACTGCCGAACGGAAGTCATACGAAACGTCTGGGTGAATGAAGCCAATGTACGAACCGTTGAAGGTTGCTACGTTTGCTCCACGCAAAGCAGCTACTTGCTTACGGATGTCGTTTGCTACGAGCAAGTCATCTACAGCCATAGTTACACGGCTTGATGGAGCTGATGCGCCACCAGTTGCGTAAGCTACGTTGCTGCCACCAGCAAGTACTTCACGAACGACTTGATCGATCGAGTCACCTGCGTTGTAGCCAATGATGTTTGCTGCTGCCGAGTCAACATCCAAGAATGCTGTGCCACGGAGTTTTGCTGTTGTAACAACTGCGTTGCCGTATTCAGCCAAGGTAACTGTTACCTGACTGTCCGAGAGCGCTGTTGGGGTTACGTCAGTTACTTCGTTCAACGTAGATGTCGCTGCTGCGATGTCTGCGAAGATTGTGAATGTAACTCCAGTACCAGGCATTGCCTGTGCTACTGGTTGTACGTCCGCTGCCTGATCGAAAAGAAGTTCTGAACGCAATGCGAAATACGCAAGACGGTCAAACGCCACCTGGTCGATAGACAAGGACGAGGTTGTTGTTTCGCCTGCCATGTTTTAATTCTCCTTAAAGAATTGGTTAATTGTTGATTTGATTCATTCTTGCTTGAGCCAACAATTCCATTACTTCTCTTTCGGATTTAGCGTTTGCAATTCTAGTGCTGTAGTCAACCGTCGCTTCAGTTGTGTCTCCAACGCGTGATGCGTTGCTAACTCGATCCCATGCTTGCTTCTCCTGTGTAGGAGCTGCTTGCATGATTTCTTGGGGCTTAATGAGATTTGCTTCTGCGGCTGCAACTCGGATTGCCTCGGGTGTGAGATCGCCATCGTACGCCTTTACGAAATACTTGGACATCCCTGAAGATAGGTCTACGCCTGCCTTCACAAATGCCAACTCTCGTTGAGCTGACTTAGCTTCCTCTGCTTGCTGACGCAAGTTTTTAACCTCTGACTCCAACTCACGCATCCTTGCACGAACTGGATTCTTTGCTGCTTGGTCTTCCTGAACGCTGTCCTCTTCATAGAAGTCTTGTTCTTGCATGACCCACTCCTCCGCCCACACCTGGCTGGAGGGGCCAAGTGGCTGCATATCTC